CGTGCCGGGGATCCGCTGGACAGCTCCTTGACCGGCTCGTCCTGCCAGGGCTTGCTCTGCTGCCTGATATGTCCCCATATTAGGCCCCATACCAATAGGTGCGCCAGTTGGCGTCAGCAGCGGAGTAACGAAATTATTAATGGCGTCGGCCGCACGATCAAGCACCCTATTTCCGGTAGTGTCCCTATGAGTCACTCCGCTGTTACCAGAGAATGAATTGGACACAAAGTTGCCAATTGGATTCCCACGGGTTAGATAGTTCATACTGGTTGCAAATGCCTTGACCGCTGCCGGAGCGCCGCTGTTATCGATCTCCTGCTGCGTCATCCGGTATTGCGATACGCCGGGAATTTGAGACGCATTAGCTGGCCCGCCGCCACTTGGTATGACCGCCGATGAAGCGGGGAGCTTTCCGGCTAACGCTCTTTGCAGATTGCTGGTCTTCTGCTGGATTGGATTACCCTGCTGCAATAAAGACGGAGCAGGCAGCGTGTTTTGTAGAGTTGCTGGCTGTCGTTTGACTGGCGCAGGCGCGTTTGCGCTCATATCAAGCGGTGCCGGTTGTCCAATGCCTACGCCCGCCAGTGTATCAGTCAGAAGAGCGGATGACTTTACTCTATCTTCCTCTGATTTACGGACAGAATTTGCACGGAAAGCATCAGAACGACTGGTAATGGACTTGCTGTGCCGCTGGCTTTGCAGCGTACCGTCCATGGTCGATTTCTTGATTCCCTCGGCACGCTTACGCTGGCCAGCGACAAACTGATCATACCGCGATGCCATATTACTTCACCTCACTCAGTACCACTTATTTTTATCCCAGAACTGCAGAGCCTTGTACGGGTCGCCATACCGACCTACGACGTATTTAATGCCATACACAGATTGCTGATAAGGATCAGACCAATTTACTTTACTACCGCCGTAGTTTTTTCTGGTTCCGTCCAAAAATTGAAATAACCCTGCAGCCGAAGATTTTGCATTCTTCGAGTTCGGGTTAAAGCTGCTTTCTCGGGCTACCAATTCCTCCAGCGGTTTTTGCCAAGAGCTCGGATAGCCTCCATCTTGAAGCGCGCTGGCAATAGCTGCTGATGCGACAGTGTAGTTTTTCGGATTGGCTTTCGCATCTTTGGCGGCTTTGTAATAGTTGGTGTACGCCCCGGCGTCACCGGGGCTGCTCAGTTTCCCGCCGGAGCGTACTTGCCAACTTCATGCTTCTTATCCAGAGCATCAATTTCATCCGCAGTTAGTCCGAGCAACGACAAGACCTGTTTATCCTGCCCGTCTGGCAAACCAGCGCCCATAACCTGCTGATACATTGCTTCCTTTGATTTGGAATCTGTCGGGAACGTCTTATTCCCGTCTGCATCAGTAGTCGTGAAGGAACTGCGTACCGCATCATAAATCTGATTCGCCGTCATGCCGTTATACTTCGATGCTGTCGGCTGCTGACTATCCCCGTATTGCAGCCACGCTCTGGCGTTCTCATCTTGTTGAATGCCGAGAGTAGCTTCACGGTAAGCTTGGTCATTCTGCTGCTGAAGTTGCTGCAATCCGTAATTAAGGCCGTACTGCCGCACATCCTCATCAAACTTAGCCTTCCACTGCGCATCGCTGATAGAATCCCTCGCCTGCTGGTAAGCAAATTGCTCCGTCTGGAAGTGGTTTTGCCAAGTTTGCTGACCTTCTGAGAAATTCTGCTGTCTGGTAGCCATGCCTTGGTTGAACTGCTGGGCTTGCTGTGCCGCCGTAAGCGGAGCGTTTGAATTCGCTGCTTGGCGGAACAGCCCCTGCCAATCCGATTGAGGCGTAACCGCGCGGCCTGTGATGTCAGCAACCGTCGCCGCAGCACTAAGGTTCGCCTGTTTAGCCTGCAAGTCTTGTGCTTGACCGGCCAGTGTCCGTATCGCCGGATTGTTCTGACTGGCCTGATTCGCTGTCCGTGTCGCTGCATAGAAGGAAGGATCAATGCCGAGAGATTGCAGAATAGCCCGCTGCTGGTCTGCCTGGGCACTAATCTGCGAACGTTGATCTGCCGTTACGCCCTTTGCCTCTGCCTGCTGCTTGTACGCCAGAATATTCTGGATCGCCTGCTTCGCTTCCGGAGGAAGATAATTGCCGGTCAACTGCGCCTCATTCATGGGCGTGGTGTAGTCCTGGTTATATTGAAGGCCGTACAGATTGGACAAGTTGCTTGCTGCGTCCTGACCTACGCCGTAATTGAGCTGCTGCACCTGGAGATTACGGTTAGCATCGTCCGTGTAGCGCTGGTAAGCCTGCTGCATGAGCTGCGGCACCAGCGTGTTCGCCAGATTGGACATTTCTTTGTCCGCGATCTGATTAGCAACGGTTTCGCTGTAGGAAGACTTTCCTTGTCCTCCAGCCCTCAGTTGTGCGTTCGTGTCAATCTGCTGATCAGCGATGCTGGACTTTGCATTCGCCAGCGCAGCCTGATAAGCCGGATCACTGGCTGCATCATACGTAAACGGAGTTGCCGGAGCCGTGAATTGGAAACCGGCATTCTTGTTGATGGTTTGGCCCAGCGTGTCCAACGTTTGATTAACCCGGCTCTGTGGAGGCGTGTAGACCGCTTGGTTTACATTAGCCGCAGCTTGAGCCATTGGACTGATTTGGGCTTGCTTAGGTTGAGGCAGCGATGCATAAGCCTTATCAAAGTTCCCCTGCGACGTGTAAGTGGTCCCTTTGTTGTTGTAGTCGGCTTTCATGAAATTATTCCCATCCACAGTGACATAGCCGTTTGAATAGCCAACGCGGCCGTTCCCGATTCCTCTCTTATTCAAAGCGTCGCGGATACCGGTTGCGTACGGGTTAGGTGTTGTTGTAGCCATAATGTCAGCCTCCTTTCCAAGCATGAAAAAGAGTCTACCAAACGGTAGACTCTGAATTACTATCTCTTCCAGCTTTTATATATCTCTCGACCAAAAATTACGATGGTGATTATTCCGCCCGGAGCACCTAAGAAGAAATACGGGGCAGCAAAGAATATCAAGACACTGACCGTTAGGGCTACCTTGTAATCCGATGGTAATCGGCTTAGTTCTTCCTCTCGCCAGTCTGAAAACCGATCATTCAACACGATGTAGAGTGCCAATAAGGCTGCAATTGTAATCAAGTATTTTCCGATATAATACGCCATTATTTTCCTTATAATTCTGCAAGTTTCGCTTGTATGTCTTGAATACTCTGCTCCGCTTTGGTAATTCTATCGGTCAACTGTTTATATTTATCATTGAGATATTGGAGTTCTTCACCGTCATATTTACCGGAGTCAATTGACGATTTAATGCTACCTAGCGCTTCGTTATATGATGACAGCAGGCTTTTTGTTGTATCAAGCTCTTTCTGGAGCTGCTCCTTCGTATAACCTCTGAATGAGTTTGTCGTCAGCACAGAATCACCAACTTTCAAATTAACTTTCTTTCCATCGATAGTTACCGTGTACCCGACCGATTCACCGATTGCGCGCACGGACGCATATGTTTTTCCGTCAACTATGATTCCGGTCAGCGTTTGACCGTCTACAGATACTGTTGTTTCAGCTTGTACTTTCAGCCCGACTAGACTTTTGATATCCTCAGCAAAAGCTGACACCCCGCCGAACAACAGCGCGCCAACGATAATTCCGGACACAAACTTTTTCATCACCGTTCTCCCCCTTGGTAAAAGTTTCTATCCTTTATTATCGTCGGAAGCAGCAAGAAATTTCAATAGTTTTATGGAGAAGTAGGGAAGGTTCCACCTCCGCTTGTGGCGTTGGCTGGGTTTCCGTGATTGTGATCAGGTGTAGTAACGGTATGTGTATGACCAATGTTCGATTTAAGGGCCATGTCGTTTTCGAGATTTTCAAGACGGTCCCATATCTCGGTTAACTCTTGTAAGAGAGTTCTATTATCTGACAAGTTGTATATCTGATCCCAATTATCAAATATAGTTCGCCCTCCACTCGCAAAGTCAATTCCATTTGGACCGTATATCTCTAAATTACCAAATATTGTGTCTATTCGGCCTCTGAGAGCCCCTCCAGCAACAAACTCGATAGCAGGAGCACCAGCGTAATTAGACACATACTTGATGTAATTATTCAGATCAAAGTACGTAGCTAGTAAATCCTCTGTATTATTCATCTCTGCGCGAGGATACCCTCCATTCCGTGTCGCAATGTACGAACCAAATATCTGTATGGACTGGATCAACCCCGCCGTAATCGTCCCCAGATTAGCGCTGATTGCGGACAACTCGTCTACGTCAATTTTATTGGCAGTCACTGCTCCAGCTTGAATTTTATCCGCTGTGACCGCACCCGCTTGAATCTTCTCCGCCGTCACAGATCCAGCAACAATCTTTTCAGCCGTGATACTGTTGGCGCTGATATTATTCACATCCAAATTACCATTGACGATGAACTCCAGGTCCTTCGCCATGAGCGCGACAGTGTTCGCCAAGTTCTTCACATAGGCCAGCACCTGAGCAATATCCTGCGTATTCTGCGGCGCAGCGATTCGCGGAGCATCACCCCAAAGTGGCATACTCCATCCCCCTCCTATCTAATCGACAGTTGCCGAACCTGTCTGGTTATTTCATGTATCTTCACCCAGCCGCTTCCGCTTATCTTCATCCTTATCCAATTTTCGCGCGTGAAGCTGGATACTGGTATGATGACACGGCGTACTTGCGGGCCACTGCCGGAGACCGTCTGTACGAGCGTCCAGTCCTCTCCGGTGATGGAAGGCGACAAATACACATTCAGGCTTCCGGACAGTTCCACGGCCAGCCATAGCTTGTACCAGCGCTGCCTCTGCGCCAGGCTTCCATTATTAAACGGCTTAGTAGTGACTGACCAGTCAATGGCTGCCCCGCCGTCGGTCGTTCCTTCCAAACGAAGCACTCGCCCGGAAGCGTCTCCGATGTACAGCCTACCCCCCATAACCGAAAACTGCGCAGCTGTTATCCCGCGCCATAGGCTCCAGGCTTGCACGCTGCTGCGTGGATCGTAGACCAGCAACCTATCTGGCGGGAGATTGAATAACAGCCTGCGTCCGTCAGACCCGGCTACACTCTCCGAAGTAATCCCCCCGACCAGTAGCTTTCCAATGACTTCCGAAAAAGTCTTATCCGGCAGTGTTCCTCCACCATAATCATAGATGCCGGTTCCGTGCATGATCCGCAGGAAGCCGTCCAGTGTAGCTATGGCTTTATAGTTGACCGTGCCCACCTCTTCAGTGATCTGGCGCGTATTGAAGTTGGAAGGCATCGTACCATACAACTCGTGCATGCTCCCCGGCATACCGATAGTCAGCCGAGTCAGAGAACCAGTTAGCATGTTGATTTGTTCGCCCTTGTTTGACTCCATCGACTTCCGGTACGAGTCATTCGCGTTACCGTCGAAATCATTCCAAGATGTAGGGTTATCAAGCGCACAGGACCACAATTCCGTACCTACTGCGCACCAAAGCCGATTTTGATAGGTTGTGATGTACTTCCCGTTGGAAGGAGCGCCGGACAACTCCTGCACGCTACCGCCGTCGTATCGGCGCATGGCGTCCACTCCGTTGCAGCCGATTAGATTGACCGTTCCTAGCTTACCGTCGAAGTTGGTAAAGGACCACTCTGCCGAAGGGTTCAAACCGCCTACGAGTACATCCCAAGTTGATCCGTTCCAGCGTCTCCAGGTTCCGTCATTAAAAATAACGTGTAGTTCCCGGTCCTGCCATACGCCCATGCCGAGTACACGGCTTCCAACGCCGCCTATGACCGAATAACCTGGACGGGTAACAAGCGCTGGGAAGTCGGTACTGTCCATATTGCTCATATCCGTAAAAAAGCTCTCTGAAAGCGACAATGGGTCAAACGTACTCAGCCCACGAAACTCGCGGATTGGAATCGGCGCCTGAATGCCGGATAAATGCTCGGCCTGCGGCTGGCCGTATTGAATTGGCCTCATGTACTCACCGCCCCAGAATAGTTCTGCGCGGCCACGTTCCACATCGCTTTATATTGCGCTTCATAGTTGGCTGCCTTGATCGCGTCGTCCTGCGTGTTTGCCAGATAAGCAGCCAACGCCAGTACATAGGACCAGTGATATTCTTCCGGTGCGTCGGGGACAGCGCCAAGATTATCCGACGTGAAGTTGCTTGTCCCGATTCGGTGATAACGCAAGAAGCCTTCCAGTGTGTCATACGGTGCAGGCCACAGCGTAAGCTTGTGCTCTATGTCATCAAATGTATAGGCATTCTGAAACGGCGTCACCGCTTCACTGTCAAGGCTCCTGTACCGGAACATGCCAACCATAACCAGGTCGATATTCTTCTGCCGAATGTCACTGGCAAGCGTATATTCGTTTTGTGAAGCTACTGTGGAAAATCTCGCTTGCTTCGGAATTTTCACAACATTGAAAAAGTCTCGGTTGATTTCAGTTAGTGCCGCTAACTGGTCAACTACGGTAACATCGTGAGGGACAAGAATCGAAGCCTCCCCAAGAATAGAAGCGATGTTCAAGTTTATCACCTACTCTGCTATGGCTGATTTATATGGGTCAGGGATATCTTCGACGGTTATTCGGCCCAGTTCAAGCAGAAACTTGTATAGCCTTAGTTTGCGCTCATCCATCTACTACACCCCCAATTGCAAGCTGGCAAGGTCGGCCACCAATTGCTTTAGTTCGGCGATTTCTTCGGCCTGATTTTTAGGCTGAGGATGATCCTCCAGTTGGTACGCTTCCCAGGCAGCCAGCAGTTCCTCTTCGGTTGGCTGCGGGGCTTCCAGGTTCCAGACGGCGATGTATGGGCCTTTACCATCTGATTTATCAAGTAGCGCAAAATCTTTATCCACCCGGGCAGATGGAAAGATGTGTTTTATCGCAAGGTATAGGTCCACGTTTCATCCTCCTTTTAAGCAATCTTTATAACTTGCATATACGTGTAATATCCGTCCGGGTTTGTTGTTGTTCCGCTCCGACTCGATGTCACCCACATGGCTAGTTTAGCATTTGCAGCAGCTACAATTATGGCAGAGCCAGTCAATTGTTGGTAACCTGATGATCCTGGCCTTTGATGGTCGACATTAAGCAAAACGGCAGCATCCGAACCCACAGCAAGCTTGAGTTCGTCCCCTGCAACTGCGTTTGTTACTTCAACAGCCGCAATAACTAGATACATCCCCGATGTTGGGCAGTTGAATAGTCCTGTTGATGGGTCATAGTTGCCTAAATTGTCATTCGATTCGGCGCCACAAATAACTCTTAGCCAAGAGTTGGCCGAACTTATTGTTTGCTGCGCAGTATGACTGGCAGAAACAAAAGGCCGGGAGCTAGCGGTATTATCCCCCCACGGGTTCATAACACCGCTTGTGATAATGCCCCGGTTGTACGCGTGTTCCATTTCGGTTCCCGCTGTCTGCACCCCTTCTTTCGTCACCTTCCCGCCTTCGGTTGCAAATATGCCGTAAACATTTCCCGTGCCGCTGTTACTGGCGGATATAATGGTTGATCCTTGTGTGGCGTGAAGCGCTGCGCCTTTGTTGGAAAATTCGCACCCTGCCACCCTCACAGACGTTCCGTTACTTGCCTCCACTCCCGTCTGCGTCGGCGTCTGCGTTACGACACTTCTGCAAAAGACAAGCTGACAAAAGTTTGAATTTGTGAACTTAAACGCTTGCCTTGATGTTGTTACCGCAGTGAAGCCGCGAATGAATATTTGGTTGACGCAACCATACACATAAAAGCTGTTTACGATAAAATTCGCTGCATCCGCCAATGATGCGCCTCCGTATATATAGATTTCGGTCGATCCGTTGTAATCTGCGATTAGAACATCTTCAGCATAAGTGCCAGCTGCGACGTTAATAACGACGGCATGGTCTGCGTGTTTCGGCACACTCTTGACCGCCTTCTGAATAGTCTTAAACGCCCCGCCTGCCGTATTACTAAGTCCGTTATTACTGTCATTACCATCCGTTCGCACATAATAAGTAATATCCGCTGTTGTCGCTTGTACAGCGCTAACCGGTAACTGACCGGCAGGGAGCTTTGTGGAGGCGTCAAGCGCGGCCACACCGTTCGCAGCGCCCTTCTCTATAAATTGAATCGCTCCGTCCACTTTGGTCTTATCTGCCCCGCTCATTAGCCCACTGGCGCCGCCGGCTACCGCATCGGGGATAACGTCACTGCCGCCGGTGATATGGCTGCTGGCATGAGCGCCAGGCGTCGCCGTACCGGTCGCGGTGACGATGAGCTTTTTGATTGCTGGATTCGATGTAACAGTGATCCCCGTACCGCCCTCGATGGTCATAGCATCTTCCGGAACTGCGGCAACAACATCGTTGACTGTCGCGAAGGCAGGCTGATTGACCTGGGCTCCCGCCTCTATTCCCGCCAGCTTGGCATGTTCGGAAGCCGACGTATGGACGTCTGTGTTGTCCATATGAGCTTTGGCCGCTTCCAGCGTTGTAGCTGGTGCTGTCAGCGCACTGGACTTACCTGTAATCCCTTTGATAAGCGTGAACAGGCCGGACAGCAGAGCTGTCAGTGTCCCGGTGAGTCCGGGTGTCACGGAGTCGGTTGCTGTCCGGTTACCGATTACGGTATCTGTAGCGGAATCGGCTGTACCTGCTCCGGCGGCGATCCCATCCAGCTTTGTTTTATCCGCTGCGCTCTCAAAGCCTGCTGACGAGGGCGTTGCCACCGGGTGAGTATGATCTCCAGCCGCTTTGCTGTTCCAATTGGTTTTGTCGGCTGGGGTAACGTGAATGTCGGCATTTGCTATATGATCGTTGAATTCTACATTTTGCTCATCGGTATATTGCTTTGCCGCAGCTAAGACAGCATCTGCTTTCTCCTGCGCGCCTGCTGGTGTTTCGTATTGAGGCGGCGACGATCCGGCGATATCCTCGCTGGTGTTCCGCCATGGATAACGGTCGCTCATAGCTACCACCTTTCTTTTACTGCATAGCGTTCATATCCGCTGTTCGCTGCTGTGTACTCCGCCAGAAGCTGCTGATACTTAGCGTCAAACTCCTGCGCTTCAATACCTGATGTGATCTCACGTAGTACTCCGAATACCAGCAGCATGTCATAGTCCGGGTCAAAACCGGTTGGATTGCCCATGTCCAGCAGTGTGAGAGGATACACAACCGGAACATGAAAGACTTTAAGCCCATAAGCAATATCCTCATCTGGCGCGGGAACAATCCCGATCCGCCCCGCTTGGAAGTAGTAATAAGGGCGAATGGACCGCTCATTGAATTGACGGAGTGGAATCCGCAAATACTCATGGTCTGTCCCGGGAGCGCGGCGAAAATCAACGTCCACAACGTTTCCGGGCGGACATGGTAGCGGATACTCCGGCACACCTGTATAAAGGTCAATGGCCGTACATACTGTATCCGATTGCCGCTGTGCTCCTGTATATGCACGAAACAACCGATCCCTAACAGAAGTGATCTTCCGAAGGATTGACTGCGGAGACAGATAGTTAGGTGACTTTTCCGCGATTTCCTCCACGACTTCGCTGACCAGCATGAAGAATCACTCCTTTTCCAGATTCGAAACCTCTCTGTGAAATTATGTGACGACAGTACCTGTTGCATCTTTCCATTGCGAACCAGTCCACCAAATCGGTTTGTTTAAGGTTGCGTCATAATGGCAATACCCAGCCGCCGGAGTGGTCGGACGTGCGGTACCATAGGACGCCTGCTGGAGACCATCTTTTACGAACGGGACAATTAGCTGTGACAGTCGGTAGTTAACGGCCTCAAAGCCCATAAGACCGCCATAACTGGTTGTGTTAATCTTGTCGAACTTAACGGCTAACACATGCCACCCCTTACGGGCAATGTGGATAGACCCGTGCCTATTTGCTGCCACGGTCGCCTTAGTCAAGCCGAATTGGAAGAAAGTTTCACCAGCCAGAAGGGCAATCGGTACAGTTGACGGGGGTTTAGTCGTAAAGTAGTTCGACGTAATGCCCGTGATGTCGTCCATACTATAGTCCGGCTGTTGTACTCCAAAGTCGAGCGTAAAGTCTAGCTTGGACAAGTTACCTGCCTGAACCGAATCACATCCGAGATAACCTACCGGATAAATCACGGTGTCGTCTGTCTCTGTGTAGAACGAATAGTAGATAACCGCACCGTTCGTTGTCATTTGTGCTTGAATACCTTGATCAGCAACCTTTTCAGCAGGAGTATAGGAATACTGGTTACTACCAAATACTGCACCCTTGTAGAAAACGTTATCAAGCGTTGGTCGTGTAAGTACCCGAGAACCATTTGTTACAACAAATGGTTTTGCAGGACCGCCTTCACCTATAAACATAGCGGCTACTTTCTTACCGAAGATTTCGTACCCTTTACCGTTCATATGCCATCCGTCGGAGAAGTAATCAACACCATGGTTGGCCAGAAACTCCTCGGCATCGACGAGTGGAATACCATATTTCGCGGCCAAGGCTGATAGCGCATTGGCGAATCCGTCAATCACGGTAGATTGATCGCGGACCTTTGGCGGCGTCAGCATGATAACCCCGCATCCCCAATTCAACTCACGTGTGATAATCTTCTCATAACCGGCAATAAACAGGTCAATGCGGTCATACCAGGTATTCCAGGTGCCTACTGCGTCATTGATACCCAGCATAATAAGCGTCATACACGGCACATTAGTAGTTTTACTGTTCGTCGCAAAGTGTAGATAGTTTAGATCTACATTATCGCCACTAAAACCTTCATTTTTAACAGTTACTTTGCCTGTGCCATAAACCTCATCCATCGCCGTCTGCAAAGACTCAGGATAGGTGATGGCCGCTCGCTGTGTTGTGCGAACGTCGCCGTTTGACATGGTATCCCCAATGCCCGCCCGCTTGTTCGCGCTCACCGTGTCCTGCCCGTATGTGAGACTGTCGCCCCGGCACTTAATTGTTACCTTACCGCCGTTGCGCAGCGCTTTGTAAAACTCTCCGTAGTATTGGGATTGAAGGGACTGCAACGAGGCTGAAGCGGACGATCCGCCTACAAGGTCAATCGGATCTCCATTGTCATCCAGGAATACCACATAATTCTGATATCGGCCATGTGGTAATTCCGGAGCATTAGCAGCCGGGATTACTTGGTAATAATCAGGTATTCTGGTCTTTGGCAATGGCACGTTTACCGCCTCCTCTTGTTTTGGTTGGGATCACTTGTGTAGCCGATCTTGGGCGCAGGCGTCGGCTGAACCCAATGGACCCACTGCTGACACGGCTTTCTCTTTTCGGTCTTTGAGTCAAATGCTGATAGATCGCGTTCAGAGCGTCCAATTCGTCCCGATATGGGTAAGGCATACACATTCCTCCAAAAAGCAAAGCGGGAGCCGTTAAGCCCCCGCTGCTCGATTATTCTGCCACTTCATGACCGTAGATGAAGGAGTAGTTCAGGAAGCCGTAAGCCCACCGGCCAATAGCTTTGAACTTGCTCGCTTCGGTGTCAAAGTCGGTCATCGTTCCGTTGTCGACCTTGCGCCGTTCCTGCCATTGGTTCAGATCCTTCAATCTGGAAGAGTCAGCGGCCCACCAGTTGCGACGTGCGGACGGAGCGATGAACGGGTTAACGATAACCTTGATGTTACCCATATACATGTTCGCATCGAAATGATTGCTGCCCGGTTCATACTTCGGAAGGTCAGCGTCCGGCAAACCAGCAATCTTGAAAGCAGCACGTGCATTATAAGGCGCGACGATCAGAGTGTCCGGTACAACAGCCAGCGGGTTACCTTTGTCATCGACCCACTCCTGCATAGCGACGGCTGTCGCATCCCAGTTGTCGATAGTCAGCGGCAGAATGCCCTTGTTGGACTGTACATCAGCGCTGTTGGTCGGGCTGTATGGATGATCCGTTGCGCAGAGTGCCTTCCCGTCAGGTCCGGCATAGTTGTCTGTTCTTCCCTTCCAGTTGACTCCGGTTGTGCCGAACGCGTTGACCAGGAATTCCACAGCCTGGAGTTGACGAGTTTTATATACGGCATCGGCCAAAGAGGAGATCCGGCGACGAATCTCAGTCAGCTTCAAATCATCAATGAAATCGCGGTCGATGATCCGGCCAAGCGAGAACTTCCGATTCTTGATGATCTTCTGCCACAATTCGTCGATGTCCTCATAGGCTACTTGGTTATTCGACCGGTTCCATTCCTCCATCAGACCTTCACCACCGATACCGTCATAGGACTCGATAGCCTTATTGGAATCAGTCACGTTGTAAAGCAGCGGGATGAAGTCCTTCTTGTTCTTCATCGCCAGCGAATAAAGCTCCTTAAAAATCGGTTCTAGAACACGCGGGTCCCAGCGAAGTGCAGTTTGCATGAGTTAATCCCCCTTCTCTATTAGGAAAACTGGCGGTTCTTTACCTTAACCCGCGCAGTTTTCTTGTTTGTATTGATCTCCATTACGGTAACGGGGCCACCGGTCACGGTCGCCGCATTGATAGACAACCCGTCTGCGGCCAACACAACGGCATTAACGCCGGAGACAAAGCCTCCTGCTGGCGTACCCGTGTATGGCGCGTCGTACCAATCGCCTTCCCGTGCCAGGATAAACTCAGTCGGCTGGTCTGTTCCAGCCGTCACATTGGCTATCAGAAAGCCCGCGACGGCGTCGGTTGGTCCTGCCTTCGTTACCCTGCCAGACACAATTTTGATCGCCTCACCGGCTGCTCCCGCCTCACTATTGGTCATGAGGAACGAGGTAATGCGCGTCGGGTCCTTGCCGTAATCGTTGTAAATGTAGTTAAATCCTTGCGGCATCGTCTACCGCCTCCTATCGCTTGTAGTTTTTTGCATACTTCTTGGCACTCTTCGGGTCCAGGCCAAACATGCCGAACGCCTCTTTCAATTCTTGCGGAACCTCCGGCTCCGAGTCGGCCGCAGCGGCACCGGTCACCTGAGATCGCTTATTAAGCCGCTGCTGCTTCAGCGCAGCCTGTTCGGCTTGCTTGCGGGTTTGGGCGGCCAGACTGTCCCGATGCACAAGCTCATAGGCGTCAATTGGGTCGTAGCCGCGCTGAAGTTTCGCCTGCATGTCCGGCGTCAGCCAGTCGGCCCCGGAGCCGTCAGGATTAACCGTTGCAGCCAAGGAAGGGTATTTGGCAAACAGCGCCTCCCAGCCTCGCGTAGCCTCCTGCTGTGCCGCTTCCTGTTGTCGGGTCTGCTGCTCATGCTCATCCCGCTGAAGCACGGCACGCGCCTGCTGGAGAATCGGATGGTTGTCCAAGTACTGGTCCAACACATCTGGGTTCAGACCTGCTTCCTCGGCTTCCTGTCGCAGATGCTGTTTCAACTGGTCGAAGTGATCCCGCTGCCGCTGGACTTGTTGCTGCTCGATCTTGTCCAGGTTGGCAAGCAGATCGGCGTGATCCTTGTATCCTTGCTGGCGTGCAAGGCGGTCAAGGGCCTGTTCATACTGCTGGGCGCGACCTTTTATTTTTCCATAGTTGAGTCCCATCTGCAGATACTCTGGAACTTCATCTTCGTTGACTGTGACGTCCTGTCCGTTATGCTTGACGGTAACGCCCTTAGACTCTTCCGAGCGGCGATCTATGGCAGGATCAGCTTTTTGGTCTTCGTCCAGATCGTTATTGTCATCTTGGTCATCGTCGCCTTCGTCATCCTGATCTTCAGCGGGAAGCTGAATACCGAAGGCGGCATAGTAAGCCTTGACCGATTGCTCATCATTGACATCAACTTGCTGCTGCTCTTCAACCTCTGCGCTATGGCTGGCGTTTTGGCCTTCTGTCATGATTAAATCCTCCCTTGTCCGCTATGGCTGGCGGCAGATAAATAGGCCGATGCAGTCTCAGCACCGGCCTATCAGATATATTCGATTAACTGATCGATATTTGCCTTGACGACGCCGTACATGATATCAGCTTGCATATGACCGACCAGGACGTTTTTGTCCGAAAAATCGCAGTTAAAATAACTGGTTGCAACCGCCCCATCAGTTAGCTGAGAAGCGAATGCGAAGTTCACTAGATTCCCTTCCTTAGCCTGCTCCAAAATGTACTCCAAAGCGTCAATCAACTTATCTTTCGGAGTTTTGAACCTGATAATTCTAGCCACTCAATCACCCCTTACCTGATTGCATCATGTTGCTGGCGACCTTGGCCGCCTCCAAATTCATTTTCTGCTGCTGCATATCGCGGTCGAATTGCTGCTGCTCTTGCGCCCGCTGGTCCGTCTGACCTTGAAGCTGCGCGACCTGCTGCTGGAGTGCTTGATTTTGCTGCATGGCCTGCTGCGCTTGAGCGAGCTGCTGCTGCATCTGCTGCTCATGTTGAGACGTCTGCTCGATGCGGTCCTTAATCACGTCCATTGGCTCCATGCGGCCGTTTTGGATGACGTACCGTACCGCTTCTGCGTCGATCATAGGCAGCTGCGTGATCGGGTCCACGATCTTAAGCAGATTAAACGCGAGCTGCATCCAGTATTCACGCTCCTGTGGCTTTTCGGTTCCGATGTGAACGGTTATATCGAATTCCGGCACGTACTCCTCTCGAACTTGCAGTTCCTCGGGAATCGGCTGCCCACTCATCGGGTCCGGGACCTCATTGCCCGTCTGGAACGTGGTATCAACCGAAGATACGATTGCGTCGCGGCTCATGGACACCTGACGTCCTGTGACGCGGGCGATACGCTCATCCTTATAAAACTGGGCGATCAGCTCGATGTACTGCGCAAATACCTCCTCCAGCACTTCCTGGATGGTGTCCGACGCAGTGTTCAGCCGGGTTCCGGCAGCAGACATCAGTGCTTTGGCCTGCTCGCCGCTGGTCACGTTGGCATTGGCCTGGCCGTTGGAGCTGTCGAACTGACCCGGGATCTTCTGAAGCATCTCGTCGTAATAGTTCAATAACGAAAAAATGCTGCCCGGAATGTTAATTCCCTGCAGCTCCTTCACATCATTCATGCGACCCTGAGCAACGGGCAGCATAGCTCCCGGCTGGCTGCGGCGCTCTTGCCATGTCGTTGGCTTAGTGATGGCGCCTTCCTCGTATATGATTCCGCCGTTGCCTTGGCGGGCCATCGTCTCGATGGCGATTTCCGCATATTTGTTCTTCATGATTTGCGGCTTCACCATATCCCTCATGAAGCCCTTGCCCCAAACGCTGTCCTCGTCCGGAAATAGCGTCCGCGCCTGAAACGGATATTGGCCGTGGTCGTATACATACGCCTTGTGTTCCAGGAAGACGCCTGAAGTCGTAACGTAAATGCAATGTATGCCTTCCATGCGCCCCCCGGACTTGGCAATATCTTCAGAGGGATCAATGCCTCTGGACAATTTATCCGCCGCCTGCTCAGTGAATAGGTCGTTATCTTCCGGCGTGATCAGTTTAGGAAGCCCACGATACCAGTATTCAATGAGTCCGGCCGTCTGCCGACGCTCAGGAACGGTTGTGTCCAGCTCATCGCTGCTGAATACCTCATCGCCTCCGCCGTTATCAGGTTCGACCTTTGCCCCCTGATCCGGCCAGCACTTGCGAAAGTACTCCATTGTCTGCGGCGTCTTGATGATATGCGCTGCTCCGTCCTGCAAATACAAGAAATCCTTAATGCGCGGGTCCGGATAAAATGTCCCCAGGTCCACGGGAATAATGTCGTTCCTGCCTTGATACCGGTTCTGGCCCCTGCCACCTTCGACCGTCGGATCGAAGATCGTCTTGTATACGAGCGGGCCATGAATGATCATGCGCCGGACGGCTCTAACATGCTTGGCCTTGAACTTGATCTGCCTGAGTTCCTGCGGCATGAATAGGTTGAGCCTAGCTTCCTGCTGCTTGTCTCCCTCCTCTACTCCTTCGAATTCAGGGTACGGCATCCAGCCGCATAGCTTGCCGACAATGGCCTCTATCTGCGACCACGCGATATTCTCGACGGCGTTCGGCCTGTACTTAGACGAGCTGTCCGGGCGAAGGCCATACCAGTGATCGCCTTTATAAAACCGCTGCTCCTCCTGCCAGTGCTTCTCGACCGGTTCGCGGGCAGCTTTGAACACATTGAAGTCCGACATCACCGCATCGTAAAGCGCCTGCTGCTCAGGCGTATTGGGATCAGTCGCAGCTTGCTTGGCCGCGTCATCGTCAAATACACCACGCAGAGACTTGCTAGCTTTATCAATCAGCCCAGTCATTAGCGTCATGCATCACCACCTCCGTCGTCATACCAACTCAAAGGCTTGCGCTCCGGAGCTTCAGGAGGCCGGTCAGAGCGTGGCTGATGCGCGACATACTCCACATAGTTGCGGGCCATCAGGCGGTCATGTAGATCGCTTATGGTCTTGTCCTGTTCCCTCATCCGCCACGCCGAAAAGGCGATAGCCGCCAGGGCTACCGCCATCAGACCAATTTCCATTTTCTTCACCCTTTCGATGCATAAACACTGCATATTTTCCAAACACGTCGAAAATGAGAATCCAGTAACGTCGCGGGTTTATGGCATCATGCATAACGTATGCATAAAGACTTTTCAGCCAAAAACAAATAAATCCTTATGTGCCAAGGATTTAAGTGCTTGGACATGTTCACCAAATATTGTCTTTTGTGCACATATCTTGCATAAATGATGTATACGAAATTACCAAAATCCTTGCGCCTTTGGCGTATCGTCATCCTCATCGTCATCCTCGAAGTTTCTCCGTTTGCCGGGCATGCTCTCGGGCTGTGCCGACCAGGCAGCCTGTTGGCTAGTGCTGATCGTATAAACCAGCTCTCCAGCCATGCTGACCGTATCCACCTGATCGTCATGAGCTCCTCGCGGGAAGGAGATTAGTTCCAGCTCAAAGTCCTCCAGCCATCCAGCGCCGGAGCGGTGGAATACTTTACCGGACTCGTATCGGGCAGACATTGGCAGCGCGCGCGTCACCTTATCCTTGTCCACCTTTACAGGCAGCACCGTCATTCCGTCCCGCTTACACTCCTGAATCAGATTCGTTCCGAACGTCTTGTCTTCAATCGCCTGGAAGCGAGGCCGATGTCGGTACTCCAAATCCTTCAGCAGCTTCTTCTGCTCCGGGCCTTCGATGTGGGTCCGGTATACATCGTCGATCAGAATATCGTGCGCTGGCGTCACCCAAAACGTGGTCACGACAAAATAGTCGTTGATCGTCTTGACACTGTTTGCTGTGTCGACTGTCTGGAAGCACCAGCAATCTTTCTTCTCGAACCGTTTTCCAGAGCTGAGTACAAAGTACTTCGCGCCCTGCAACTCCTCTTCCCGGTAATACTGAAAGTTCTCCCGCTTGAAGATAGATCCTTGAGCTGCACTTGGCCGCTGCTGATATAAAGCACCGAACACATAGGAACCAACGTCTGCCTTTATCTGCTTCATCCGCCGTTCGTCAAATCCGTATTCCGGCCACAGCGGCTCTCCATGTTTTCGTCCTAGATAATCATCCTCCTCGGCCAACGCTGGAAAGTTGATCACTGTCCAGCGCTCCCCTTCGTGGATGCCTTCCTTAATCTCCTCTGCCTCTTTCTTTAACAGCCTGCCGACCAGGTCGTCCTCATGCCACCGGGTCATGACGACGATGATCCGGCCGTCGGGTGTAAGACGTGTATACAACGTCGACGTGTACCAGTCCCAAATTTTGTCCCGGATAACAGAGGAATTGGCTTCCTCTGCATTCTTGACTGGATCGTCGATAATCGCAATCCGGGCGCCTTTACCCGTGATGGCTCCCCCTACGCCTGCAGCCGTGACGCCACCTCGGAACCCTTCAATACCCCATGCTTCGGCGGATTGATTGTTAGGGTCGATCCGGGTGTCGAATACCTCGGAATGAGCGCTCAGGGTGTCGCGAGCAATACGGGAAAAGCCTCGGCTCAGGTCAATCGAGTATGAAGCGACGATAATTTCGTCCGATGGGTTTCGCCCGACATGCCAGGCTGGGAACTTTTTAGATACCCGTTCTGACTTGCCGTGTCGGGGCGGCATTGTAACAATAACCCGCTTGAGATCACCGATAGACACTTTTTGTAGCACATCATCCAGCACATCCAGGTGCTTACCCTCGCGGTCTCGGAATTCGCTATCGAAGTCCATGAAATACGAGAAGTCATTATGCGCCCGGGCTGCACGAACCTCATCCAGAGTCGGTAGCGCTTGAAGCTTTGGTGATGATGCTCTCAAGGTCGGCCAGCTCCTTTCCGCTCAATTTACGCAGATTGTGTACCTGCTCCTGAACCACTTTGCCCGAGTGCTCGACAAGCTGCTTATCCCGCCAGAGATCCGGTCGGCGGTTCTTGAGCCAGAATATCTGCGCGGTGACATCGCCCTGAACTTCTTTCGTCACCCGCTTAGTTTCGACCATAGCACGCTTCAGCTCGCCTGTCTCTTCATCCTCGACAGTACCAGGCTCCCTGGTAACCTCATCATACCGGTACCCCAGCGCCCTCTTCAGCAGCGCATTCTCAACCTGCCGATCGACGACCTCTTTGCCCTTTTTTAGGGACTCGCGAATCTCGCAGTAGTCTTGCTTGTAGCGGTACAGCGTAGCGACGTTCACGCCCATATTGGCCGCGATCTGCTCATCTGTCAGTCCATCGCGGGCCCAGCCTTCAAGCTTCAGCAGCCCTTCGGGCGTGAGCCAATCGTGATATTTGCCTTTAGCCATCCGGACTGCCTCCTTCGCTCAAAGTTAATGTAAATGCAAAAAAGAGCCGCCCGAAAGCGACTCCTGTATATGGACAGACTTATAGCACTGCATGAGTTACTACACGAATTACTACAAGAGCCATGAAATATGCGCTCGTAGCTTGTCCTTTGCCCGTGTGACATACATGTAAACCGTACTTGATGCTATGCCAAGCTTATCAGAAATCTCCTGACATAGCAAGCCCTGAGCCACATAAAGCAGAAAGCATGTTCGCTCTCTATCCGACAAGAGAAGCAGCGCATCAACCATCTGCAACTTCTCCTCGTTGCTCATTTCAGCCCCTGCCAACTTGATCAACAGCTCCCGCTGCCGGTATACGTCCGTTCGCTCGGCCCCTCGGCGGCTGCCTGGCCGTCTGCCGCGCCGCATCCAGGTTAACGCATACCGCATATCGGCCAGCATGCCGGAAACAACGTCGGCCTCCTCGGCGCCCGCCGTATTGGACGTATCCAGCGAATCGCGGTAGCACTCCAGAGTATGTGTCTCAGCGGAATATTGCTTGATTAGCTCCTCTATCCATGTTACCCCCATGATGTCAGCTCCCTTCAAGCTATACTCCAGTACCCACAAATTCCAGATATTTCGCAGCTTTTCGAAGATCCTCGTCACGGCCTTTTAAGCTGGCCCGAGAAACATACTTGAGAACGTTACCCTTGCAGTAACCCAAGAACTCATCCGGGGTAAGCTTCGCCCGAATAAAATCAATGGTCTCGATGCCTCCGGCAGTGTAGTGGGCCGGATGGTTGACCGGATCAGAGTCTGTGCCGATTGTAGCCGTAATGGCTTTGTCGG